ATTGCAGTTGTTAATGGAGCTCTTGTGAACATTTTCATACCATTTGGTACGTCTGTAATGATGTAGAACGCATCAGAGTCAGTTAGGTAGTTGTTCACTCTATAACCTTGAGGAACCATACCCATTGATACGATTGCGTTAATATCATTATCAGCTGTTCCAGTTCTACCTTGAGATTTCATCAATCTCTCAGCTGTAAACTGAAGCTCTGAAGGGACAATCATTTTTACCCCTCTAGCTGCAACTCTAAGACCTCTTTCATCAGTCATAGCCGCGATGTCAATCATCGACTGTTCTAATGAAGTTTCGTTAAGATCCGCCTGAGTAGTTAGGGTATTTTTGAAAGTACCCGCTACTGTAGGGTGAGCCGTACTAAATAAAGCAACAGCATCACCTGATTTAAATGTAGCCGTTGAAGGCAGACCATTTATTAAAGGCTCTACTGCTTTTACTTGTTTAGCATTACTCATAGATCTTGCTAAAGCTTTTGTGTATCTAGAAGCGAGTCTGTCGTAGAGATTATCTTCGATAGCTTCTTCTGTGATAGCAAATGCTAAAGCCACTGTCTCGTGAGTGTATCTAGCTGTGAAAGTTTCTTGTGCTTCGTCAAAAGAGACTCCGCTACCTTCTGCTTTCACTTGCGCGTTTGCGAAACCAGATAACATTACTTCTTCTTCAAAAGCTCTGTCACTGTTTTCACTTGTATAAATTTCAGCATGCTGATTTTCATACCTTTTGTATTCCAGCCCAAATAGTGCATTTAGGCCTGGTTCTAGTTCTTTAACTAGTTGTGATCGTGATATTGCCATAGTCTATATGCTCCTATTATACTTGGTTGAACGAGTTAGTGTTAGATACAACAATAACAGATGCAAAAGCTGCAGTAGCATCCTCATTTTCAGGATCCTCTGCAGATCTTAATAATCTGAATTGTTTATCGTTGTTTCCAGTAACACCAATGTTTAATGTAGACGATGATTTACCAGTAGTATCGCTACCAGCTGATGTATTCATGTCGTACGTTTCTAACATTGTAGTCACTCCCGTTGCGTCGTCCGCACCAACTACGTATTGCTGGAATGGGTCATCTATTACAAAAGCTATTGTGTCTTCACTGTTAGCTGGTGTGATAGTTGCTTTGTAGAAATTAGCAAAAGTCGGCTTCAAAGTAGAAGCGTCGTTATAGAAAATTCCGTTCAAAACACCTAAGATGTTTGCAGCAGAACCGTTTCCGCCTACTACATAACCGCTTGAGATCTTGACACATTCACCATTGTAAATAGTTGTGCTGTGGCCAGCATCGATTTTGTATTTTCCTTGACCTTGGATAGATGGTCCACCACCTAATCTTCCAGCTGGGATAAGTCCAAAACCTTGTGTGTTTCTGTTTGCCATAGTTTTATCCTATTCCAATTAGTTGTTAACGTTAAATTCGATGATTGTAAGAATCGTTAAAAAATTAACTATTTCTTTGTACCACCGAAGGTTACACGAGATTGTCTATCAATATTGATAGGCATCCTCTTATCCTGCTCCTTCATGAGATCGTTGTCTACGGCATCGCTACGTTCTTTATGACGATTAGTCATATACTCCATACGTTGTCTCGCAATCTCTTCAGGTACCTTTGCAAGTAAAAGGCCTCCAACTCCGACTACTCCCTTGTATTTACCATCTTCAACGACTGGATAGTCAGATGCGTTTTCGATTTCTTCTGATCTTACAAGTTCATAACCTTCTCTTAATCGTCCAGTTACGTTCTTAGTATCTTGAAAACCGACGCTCTCTGCTCTAATCCATCTGTACCTGAAACCATCAGGCGCAGGGGGTGCATCTAAAGCTGACGGATGGACCCAAACTTTTGGTCTTTCAGATTTTGACCTAGTTTGACTCGCACGAGATTTATTTTTTTCGTTTTCCATATTACGCTCCTCCCGTGTTTTTTAGTTGTTTTGCGTACTCTTCGAGTGGCACACCTAATTTTTTAGCGATTGCTACCTGTGACGATGTGAGTTTCACAGTTTTGCGACCTGGTTTAACGCTTCTTTTTGCAGAAGCAACCGTCTGAACGGGTTCAGTCGTTTGTTTAACATCTGTTTTAGCAAATTTATGCGGAAAGTCAACACGGATTCTTTTATCTATTTCTGCATAATATTCATCAGACTTAGGATCATAACCTTCTTTATCAACTAAATCTTTATGAATTTCGAACGCTGTATATGTCATGGCTCTATCTTGTCCGAACCATGTGTTCTTTGCTGCCCAAGCTTCAGCTGCAGGATCACTTGGCTCTGCTTGTGTGACTGACTGTTCAGGAGCTTTAACTTCTGAAGGTTTAGACACCATGCTTTCTCTTGCATCTTTTGTTTGCTGTAGTTTAGCATTCTCAAATGAAAGTGTAGCAATCCTTTTGTTTGCCTCAACTTGTGCTTTCGCATCACCAGCATCAATAGCCGCAGCAAGTTCTTTTTGTGCTGCTTCTAATCCTGTGGCTATGCTAGACTCAAACTTTTTAATGTAGTCAGCATCAGTTTTTTCAAACCTTTTTTCTAAGGCTTTTCTTTTTTCTTCAACCGATCTAGCGTACTCAGTGGCTGCATCTCTTTGTCTTTCAGCCTCACGCATTTTACGTGTAAGTTTTGCTATTCTTGATTGAACACCTTTGCTGTACTCTTCAAGTTTGTCGTCTTCTTTTTTTGTTTCTTCTTTTACTTCTTCTTGTTTCTCTTCACTTGTTTCTTGTTTAGGTTCGCTATCCTGAACAGCTGGCTGCTCATCAGGTTTCGCAGATGAGTCATTGGACTCACCACTGTCTTCAACAACTGTTTCATTGGTTGTCTCCTTTTCTTCTAAGTTGATTTCTGCTCCTTCACCTGAAGTATCAATATCAACTAGTTTTTCTTCTTTTGGCATAGTTTACTCCTTCTATGATTAGTATTCATGCAAGATATCCTCTGGATTCTTGATGGTTGCTAAAACTTCATCATCGTTTAGCAGACGTATCTCTCCTCCCTCTATTTTTATTCTTGATCCAGCATATCGGGCAAACATTACCCAATCCCCTTCTTTGCACCAAGGACCTTCAGGATATCTATCCTTGTCCCTGTAGCAGTCTGGACCCATTCTTAAAACTAAACCAGTCTGTGACGCAACTTGTTGTCTCTCTAAGGTTGTCTCGGCCATAATTAAACCGCCTTTAGTTTTTTCTTTCATCTTGAAAGGCAAAACTAATATCCTCCAACCAGTTGGCTGTGGTAGTTTTTCTGAATCTTGTTTTGATAAATCTTTTTCTTTTTTGACTCCTACCAATTCTTTATTCGGTAGTTTTATCTTCGATGTTGATGACTGTTCCATGTTGCTCCTTATCTTCTAGCAGGTTAGAGAGTTCCTGTTTAGTTGCCTCTAGGGCTGTTATTTGTCCTATTATATAGTTATATTTTGTCATACTGTCAATACCACCGGACGTTACAGCTACTGACAATTCTTCTGTACGCCTATTTAAGTATTTAATTAGACGATTTATTGCTGTTTCTAATTGCATTATCTTTCTCCTAGTTTCTTCTTAAATTTATGCACACGTTTACGTGCATTTCTTTCCGCTTTTTTGTCTTTCTTTTTTAAAGCTGTGCCCACGTCTCTTCTCGCAGACATCAACCCTTTAACAAGTTTTTTCTTATATGGTCCCTCTTTCAAGTCAGAAACTCTATAAGTTCTACCGTTAAACTTTCTTGTTTTTTCTGATCGCATCTTTTCCTTTCTTAAATATGCTAGCCACCTTTGCCTTACCCATAACCTTGGCTCTTTGTTCACCAACCGTAAGGATTTGGATTTTTCTTGCAAAAGGTTTGTTGATTCGTTTAACTTTCGCCACAGTTGCACGAGCATCTGTAGG